GTATAAGAGACAGGTGTTTGCCTTGTCTTCGGACTGGCATCTTGGGACCAACCCCCCTTTTCCCCAGCCATGGGTTAAATGGCAATAAAGGACGTAACAACTTTGTAACCATTAAGCTTTGTAATTTTGTAACCACTAAGCTTTGTGCACATAATGTAACCATCAAGCTTGTTAGTCCCAGCAGGAGGTTTGCATGCTTGTAGCCGAAATGGGGCTCGACCCCCCATAGTAGGATACTTGATTTTGCATTCCATTGTGGACCTGCAAACTCTACACATAGAGGCTTTGTCTTGCATCTAAACACCTGAGTACAGTGTGTACCTAGACCCTATAGTACGGGAGGACCGTTTGTTTCCTCAATAACCCTACATAATAGGCTAGGTGGGCATGCCCAATTTGCAAGATCCCAGACTGGGGGTCGGTCTGGGCAGGGTTAGATCCCTGTTAGCTACTGCCTGATAGGGTGGTGCTCAACCATGTGTAGTTTAAATTGAGCTGTTCATATACCATGAGTTCTATTGTTTCTAACCTTCTTAACAAAGTAGAAAACACACTTTTACAAAATCCAAAAGTTGAAGAGCAGGAGGGAGACAGTGACAGAGTTTCAGCATCTACAACTGTTAATGCTGGATCAATTGTTCAGGCGGCTGTGGCACCTGGTGCTCCACGTCAACCTGACATGTCAGCAATTGATACTTTTTCTTCAATGGCATATAACAAGGAAACTGGTTCCCTCAATATGCGGAAAATGGTTAAGTTAAAGACAGGCCAATGGACAACAACAACAGGTGTTGGTACAACAGTTTTGAACATTGAATTGCCAAAATCTTTTTGGGATGCTAAAACAAAACCTGCATGGGGACCTTCAAGGTATTTTAAATACATGAGAGGTTCTTTCCATTTCCAGATCCAAGTCAACGGTCAACAAGGAGTGTGTGGTGGCTTAATTGCTGTTTACATTCCAAAGACATTAATTGATGAACACAATGCAGGTAAACTTGCTTTGTCTACTTACATGAATTTCCCACATGTCATCATGAATGCTGCAACAATGACCCAGGCTGACCTTTTCATTCCCTACACAAACAACCAGAATTATGCTGAAATTAGATCTGCTGACCTGGGACAGGTTGTGGTATTGTGCTGGTCCAAACTTACAGTTTCATCTGGTTCCTCTTCTACTTTGGATGTTGTCATCTATGGCTGTTTTGTTGATCTTTCCCTTCAGGGTCCAATACCCTATATGGAAAACAACACCAAAGATCCCCCTTCAGTGAAACCCACAAAGAGCAGTCGTTTTAAGTGGGTTAGAGAAAAGATTGACATTGCTGAGGGACCTGGGGTTTTGAATTTGGCCAATGCTACTTGCACAGCAGGTGGACAATCAGTTGCCCTTGCAGGAGAACGAGCCTTTTATGACAAAAGAACTGGAGGCTCTAAAGCTAGGATTTCAAATTTGATGACTGTTTTGCGCATTCCTTCTGTTATAAGTGGTGAGAACACTGCCCATACTTTTGACCAACATTCTCAGTTTACGTGGGCTGGAACTGCTGCACCAGGAAATGTCATTTACCAGGCTAATTTGGGCATTAGAAATCTTGGAAACATTGGTTTTGCTTCACACTTTTTCCAGTTTTGGAGAGGTTCAATTGTGATTAGAATGCAGGTTTTTGCTTCACATTTTCACAAGGGTAGGCTCAAAATTGCAATTGCACCATGCTCAATTACTGCATTTAATGATGATGATTCGAACAATTTGTTGTTCCAAGTTTGTGACATTGGTTTGAATTCCACATTTGAAATCAAAATTCCATACACAGCTCAGAATTGGCTTACAAGAGTTGATGCTGGAACATTTTTCCGCTTGCAGATCATTGTGAATTCCCGTCTCACATTTAACAATGCTTGCACAAATTCAGTTGGTTGTATTCTTTATGCTTATGCAGGTAAGGATTTTGAGTTTGCTTGCCCTACATCAGATGGTGTTTCATGGGAAATGAACTCCTGGGGATCTGAGATGGATCTTTTTGACCCTCTGGAGGAACCAAAACACATTCAGGCTGAGCTTGAGAACAGGACCATTGAATATGGGCAAGATGAGCAGATGGCCACTGATGTTGGCCTTGCATCAGCTGAAAATGATGGTAGCCAGGATAACCAGGTCAAGAGTAATGACCCTGCATTTTTAAATTTTGAAGAGTTAAAATACAACATTTTTGCTGTTTCACACATGGATTTAGATCTGATTTTTGCTAGGGCATGGTACCAAACAGGATGGGATTATACAACTAGTACCACAAATTGGATTGATTTGACTGTACCGGCTGCATCACATGGTACTTTAATGAAATTTTTTGCATATTTTGCAGGTGAAATTAACATTCATGTGGCAAATGTTTCAGAACATGCAATTCAGATTGGTCATGTCTATGACCCAATAAATGAAGCAGGTGACATTACTTCCAGAGGTACTGTGTTAGTTCCACCAGGTGAGATGATGACAATCACAGCTCCTTACTACTCAATGTTGCCATTGAGGGAAGTTTCTGGAGCAGCATTTGGCAAGCTTTTCATTAATGCTTTAACTGGAACAGGCCGAGTGCAGGTTTACCTGTCATTACGTGCCCCAAATTTCCTTTTCACCAGACCAGTGCCTGTAAAGAAAACAACTCAATCAGCTATGGCAAGCTTGACCCAGGAACCTGACATGGAACATGTCATGAATGTCATTCAGTCTTTGAAGATGGACCAAGAATACCCCACACCCATGAAGGCACCAGAGCCCAGATTTGGCAAGTTGATTCAACAGATTGAAACTGCTGCAAAGGGTGGAATGTCCAATTATGAATTACTTAAAATGGCTGGTGACATTGAATCTAATCCAGGCCCTGTTCAGTTAGTTTACCGTGACCGTGGACTTTATAAACATTATGGTGTTAAAATTGATGATGAAATTGTCCACATGAATACTGAAAATCCATTGGATTCTGTGTTAAATGGTACTGCTGTCATTATTAAAACCAAAGATGATGGCCAATGGATTGTTGAAAAAGTTGAGAACTTTGATTATTTCATTAGAGAATTGGCCCAATCCCAAGTTGGAACAAAGCACAAATTTTCAGCAAATTTTAATTGTGAGGATTTTGCCAAGCAGCTTTTTGGTGACCATTCTTTTACCCAAGGGAGAGCCCTTTTTGTTTTTGGAATGATTTTAATTATTGCATCTTCTTCAGCTATGTTGTTTGGTCAGGTTACTAAAGAACACATGGATTTAGTTTTCAATCAGGATGGATCAGAGCAAAATTTAGAATCAATTGTATCCAGAGCAATGAATTGGTTTTCAAGTACATTTATGCAAAAATTTGAGAGTGATATAGTCAGTTTTGTGTGCAAGGGAATAGTGAGACTGACTTGTTATCTCATTTTGTATTGCCATTCTCCAAATTTGTTAACTACATTTGCTTTGGGCACACTTGTTTTTATGGATCTTAAGGCCACTGCAATGATTTCCCCTGAATCAGAAGCCCTTTTAAAGTGTTTAGTTGAAGGTGATATCCATGGTTTGGTCACAGGCATTGCTGAAAAGATGCAGGGTGTTGGAGACACAAAAGAGGAAAGAGTTGAGATTGCCATGGACACGATCAAAGTGACTAAGGACATGTTTGAAGACCAGGGCTTTTTCCAGGAAAGTTTGGATGGATTTAACAAATTTTCATCTGCTGCCCGTCATTTTGAATGGTGGGTAAAGTTTTTCCACAAGCTTTTGGAAACAGTGAAGTCCATTTTTAAACCAAATGAATCCCAGAAATTTGTCAAATGGTGTGAAGATAATGAAGGTTTGTTGTGTGATTTCCTTGAAACATGCAATAGACACCTTAAAGATTGTAAAGACACAGAAAAGTTAAGAGACCCAGATTTTCATGTTTTCCACAAGTGGTTGCATGGCAAATTGATTCAGTTAAATACAATTTGTACCAAATTTGCAATTACTAATCCAATTTCAACCCAAATTGGCAAAATGCTTTATGCCATGTCCAATGTTGCTTTACTTTATCCATCAAGTGCTGGACCAGAGAGAGTTGAACCATGTGGTGTTTGCATTATGGGTGACCCTGGCCAAGGTAAATCATTTCTCACTAGTATTTTGATTAAGAAAATTTCTGAGCAAATGGGTTGGAGCAGAAAAGATGTATACCCTCATCCCACAGGTTCCCGTCACTATGATGGGTATTGTGGACAGAAAATTCATGTTATTGATGACATGGGCCAAAATGCTGATGAAGAGGACATTGCTTTGCTTTGCCAAGCTATGTCAACAATACCATTCACCCCACCCATGGCTTCAATTGAGGACAAAGGTATTCAATATTCTAGTCAACTTGTCATTGCCACAACTAACAGGAGTGATTTTCAGACCAAAATTTTGACCGATCCTGAAGCATTATCAAGAAGGTTTAAATTTCAATTTAGGATTCGTGCTAGGAAAGAATTAACTTTGAATGGTAAGCTGGATGTGACAAAGTACATGAATGTGATCAAGAAAGGAGAAGCATGGGAGGTTTCCAAAGATGGGTATACATGGTTGAGAATGGATGTTGATGGTTTGATTGCTGACATTGTTAATGACCTTAAAATGAGGATTTCTTCTTTTCAGGAATGGACCACTTTTCTTAATGAGGAACCTGAACATGAATGGTCTTTTGAGGAACTTTGTGATGCTTACATGTCTGATTTTGAAGGTGGTGCCCAATTGGTTTTTGATTGGATGGAAGACATGCACAGGTCTTATAGACTTGTTTCAGCAACAACCAAAATTAAGAGATGGTTTAAGAATGTTGTTGAGAACTTCAAAGATTGGATTGTGAGAAACAGAGCCTGGATTTTGCTTTTTTCTGCTATTTCATCTGCTGCTGGATTGATTGGAACTATTTATTTTGTTGTCAAAAGAAAACCGGTTGATGAACCAGAAAACATTTACAGTGCAAATTTGACTCAAGTTGCCAAGAAAGCCAACCGGTTTAAGGTTGGCAACAAGCAGGAAATTTACAATCAAGCACCATTATTGCCTGAGATGGTTCATTTGACTGAGAGAACTGCATACATTAAAGCAGACAACACCAGATCAATTTATCATGTTGTGCCTTTTTTCCAGACAAAGATTTTGGCTTATGGCCATTTGAAGAATACCCTCAACAAACTTGAGAATCCAAAACTTGTTTTTAAGGGCAAAGTTTTTGAAATTGAAGATGCTGTGATACAGGATGTTACTTTGAATGGCAAAGAAATGGATTTAATTGTTATTGATTTGATTGGATTTCCAGTGCAATTTAAAGATCTTAGGAAACATTTTACTTCTAGGATTGGCAGGGAGAATTATTTGGTTTGGAGCACAGACAAAGGAACTTTAGTTTTGCCTGTTAACAATGCCCATTTAACTGGAAACAGTGTCACTTTTGAAGGAACACAATGTTATCAGACAATTACTTATGAAGCCAACACAAAGAAGGGCATGTGTGGTGGATTGTTTGTGACTAAAATTGATGGAGCATTTAAAATTGCTGGAATGCACATTGCTGGGAATGGAGTGATTGGAAAGTCTGCTCAAGTTGGTTTTTTCCAAATTGCTGATCAAGGCATTGTTGAATCAAAAGAAGTTAGCCCAATTGTTGTCCATCAAGTTTCAAAGACTAAACTTAAACAGTCACCATTAAATGGCCTTTGGCCTGTTGAACAACAGCCTGCTGTTTTGACCCCAAATGATAAGAGAATTGAGGAACCAGTTGAGAGTGTTATCAAACAAGCAGCACTCAAATACAGGGTTAACCATTTTGCTCCTGACAAAGATTCTTTCTTTTCAGTGAAGAATGAACTTAAGAAAGCATTTACCCAAAATTATGGAAAGTGTAAAATGATGACAATTGAAGAGGCACTTTTGGAACCAAATGAACATGCTTTGGATTTGACTACTTCACCAGGCAACAAGTACACAAGTCAGGGGTTAAGGAAACAAAATTTAGTTGACAGAAACAAGGGTTTTATTTCTGACATTTTGAGAAGGGATGTTGCCAATTTGGAGAAAGAAATTTCAAATGCTGATGTGTATTTTTATGCACACTTGAAGGATGAATTGAGACCAAACACAAAGATTAAGACAGCCAATACCCGCTGCATTGAAGCATCTGACATGGATTATGTGGTTTTACACCGTATGGTCTTTGGAAGATTGTATGAGAAAATTTACAATTCAAATGTAATGTTAACTGGACTTGCAGTTGGGATTAATCCTTGGACTGATTGGGACTCTATGATTCAATGTTTAAACCAGTACAATTATGACTTTGATTTTTCCAAATTTGATGGGTCTCTTTCTGATGAATTGATGTTGCATGCTGCTGATATATTAGCATCATGCACAGAAAAACCTGATTTGGCCAAGAAAATTTTGCTTAAGACCATTTATTCTAAACACATTGTGAAGGATGAACTTTGGAATGTTAAGGGTGGCATGCCATCCGGATCACCATGTACAACAGTTATGAATTCAATTTGTAACATTTTGGTTTCTGCTTCAGTTGCTTTGCAGACAACCAATGGAAATTTTCAGTGTGTTGTTTATGGTGATGATTTGATTTTGTCATCCACTGAACCTTTGGATTGTGAGGGATTTAAGCAGTGTGTTAAGGAACAATTTGGCATGGAGGTGACCCCAGGAAACAAAGCAGAAATTTTCCAGTGTTCCGAACCTGGAGCTGTCAGATTTTTGAAAAGAGAACCAAAAAATTTTCCTGGCACTAGCTTTTTAGTTGGTTGCTTGGATTATGAAAACATCAAACAGCATATAATGTGGTGCAAGTCTCTTGATGATTTTAAGAAACAACTTGACACAGCTTGTATGGAACTTGTTTTGCATGGCAGAGAATGTTATGAGGAATTTGTTTCTGAAGTGCAGCCTGTTTTGGATGGTTTCAACATCAATGTGCCAACTTTTGAAGACAAACTTTTTGACATGACACAGATTGTTTTTGAGTGAGATTCAATTTGGCATTTTGAAAATTTAACAGATTTTACCTAACAGTTTAATTGGC